ACCTAAGCACCCAGACAAAAGCCACGCGGTTTTAGCGAAAGAAGGCGACAAGGTTCGTTTGATTCGTTTCGGACAACAGGGCGCAGATAACAAGCCACCCCGTAAAGGCGAAAGCGAAGCCGATAAGGCGAAGCGTAGAGCGTTCAAAGCTAGATTTGCAGATCAGATCGAGAAGGGACGCAAAGACAAAACAGCATCAGCCGCATACTGGGCTGACAAGGTGAAGTGGTAATGGCATTCTCGCAAGATTCAGATTTGGTGGCATTGATACCCGACATTCTGGATTTCGGGATCACTTCATTCGCTACTGAACACGCAAAGGCTGAAGCCGACCTGATTAGGACTATTCGTAACGAGTGGTGGCATAAGAAAGGTATCGGCGGCGAGATGAATTCGGCTTATTTAACCGACTCGCAGTTTACCCGCTGCAACAGCTACTTGGTTCTGTGGAAGTACGCACTACCACAACTGACCAACTGGGTAGACGGTGACAGATTCAAAGAGATGCTGGACTTCTACAAGATGCGCTATGAAGAAGAAATTAGCGACATCTTCAAGGACGGCATTGAGTACGACGATGACAACAGCGGGACAATCGACGCGGATGAGAAAGAAATAGTCTCATTCGGTAGGCTGGTGCGCTAATGGCTCAGGGCGTTGGATTACAGGTAACAACTACCCCCAAGGATCTAACGCAGGTCAGTAAGAAGGCCAGAAAGAGCGTCCTGAAGGGCGTACCGAGGGCTGTACTGCGCACAGGCGTATATGGCATGGGTATCATCAAAGAGCGCACAGCAGACGGCAGGGGTTATCTGGGGGCGTTTAGAGCGTATTCCCCAGAGTACATGGCGACCCTATCCAAAGAAGGCAAGCCAACATCCCCTGTTGATCTGTTTAATACTGGCCAAATGCTTAGGTCGATGCAGACTAGGCGCAAAGATAAGCGCACTGCTGAGATATACTTTGACAACAAAGAGGCGGCAGAAAAGGCGGCGATGAATAACAAGTCGCGCCCGTTCTTTGGCTTCAATCGACAAGAAGAAAAAGCGTTGGGCGTATTTTTTAGGAAGCAACTTTGAGTGTTAGAGAAAACATTGCGACCAATCTGGTTACATCATTACAGGCCATCACGACGCCTGTAGCGGTTAAGTATGTGACCCGCGAGCCGTTTGAATTCGATAAGCTAAGCAACGCTCAATACCCTGCGATTCTAGTTAGAACGCAGAACGAAGATCGTGAAGATTCAACAATCAAAGGCACGTTAACGCAGCGGTTTGGAACGGTTGACTATCAACTGGTCTGCTATGTAAAGGCGTCGGCCATTGATACAGCAAGAAATAACATCATCGAAGCGATAGAAGAGAAATTGGACGTTGATAGAACGCGAGGCGGTCACGCGATTGATACGCAGATCGTAAGTATTGAAACGGACGATGGTTCTATACATCCCGTCGGAGGTGTTATCATAACGGCACGGATTGAATACCAATTCACCAGAGGCACAACTTAGAGGATTTCTGAATGGCTACCACGAAAGGATCAAGCGGCGTTGTAAAACTAGCCGTCACTGGCGGTTCTGCCGCTGCTATGGGTGAGGTTCGATCTTACACCCTGACACAAACCGCCGACACGATTGAAGACACCACAATGGGTGATTCAGCGCGCACATATCAATCATCACTAACTACCGGCACGTTATCAGTAGAAGTTTACTGGGATGACGCTGACGCGGTTCAGTTGGTAATGGATGCGTCTGCTGGCGTTATCTTTGAGGTCTACCCAACAGGCACCGGAACCGGCGAGAAGTATTACACTGGCGGCGGTACTGTAACGAGCAACGAGATCACTGCGGCATTCGACGGAATGGTTGAAGGTTCGTTTGAAGTACAAATCTCAGGCGCGGTAACAGAAGCAACAGCATAGGGGTAGCACATGGGTCTAGCTAAAGAGCTAAGAAACAGACGCACCGTAAACCCTCGCAAGATAAGTGTTGACGCATGGGCTGACTCGGAAGGGCGGCCCTTTGTTATGTACTGCTTCCCAATTACTTGTTACGACTTAAACGAGTTGCAGAAGAAGCACCCGAAGTTCTTAGAGAACACAACGGTTGCTGCAATGGTTGATCTGATCGTTATGAAGGCGGCGAGCGAAGATGGCGAAAAGCTATTCACTGCTGCTGAAGATCGCGTCGATCTGATGGGCGAAGAAACTGTGGTAATTTCCGAGATTGCCAATCAAATGTTTGCTGAGATTGAATCGGTTGAGGATGCGGAAAAAAACTGATGTCCGATCCGTCGAGGATGAATCTTATATCCCTGGCAGATCGGTTACATAAGACAATCGGAGAAGTTGAGCAGATACCCGTTAGTGAATTCAACGAGTGGCTGGCCTACTTCAAGATCATAGGCAAGGACAATGGCTAACCAAGACGTTCGCATTTCGATCAAGGCGGTTGATAAAACCAAGGCTGGTTTCTCATCCGTTACGAGAGGATTGAAAAGTGTAGCCGGGGCTATCTTCAGCATGAAAAGTGCCATCGTTGGCGCTGTAGGTGTTGGGGGTATCGGCCTTCTGGTTCAAAGATCTTTGCAAGCTACCGACGCGCTATCTAAGACGGCGATCAGGTTAAACACTACGACCGAAGCCCTAAGCAAGCTGCACTTCGCGGCAGAGCTAAGCGGCGTTTCCACCGAAACCATGAACATGGCGATGCAGCGGTTCACTAGAAGAACTGCCGAGGCTGCGCGTGGTACAGGTGAAGCCCGTGGCGCGTTGCGTGAACTGAACCTAAACGCTGCTGATCTTGCAAAGCTTCCACTAGAAGAACAGATGATCAAGCTGGCTCAGGCATTCGACGAGAATGTTCCGGCAGTTGACCGTACACGAGTAGCCATGAAGCTATTTGACTCGGAGGGTGTAGCGTTATTGCAGACGCTAGATTCTGGTGCTGACGGCTTGCGCGACATGTTCAAAGAAGCCGAAATGCTTGGCCTAGTTATGAGTGATGATGCTGCGCGTGGTGTGGCTCAAGCGAATGACGCAATAAGCAGGATGCGGATGACTACCGGCGCGCTGGTAGATCAGTTTGTTGCAGCTTTAGCCCCAGCAATTGAGAGCGGGGTTACAGCGTTCCAAGATTATGTCGCGCAATTAGTTAAGACCGAAGGCGGGTTCAAGAATCTAGCCAAAGTGGTTGCGATCAATGTGCTGACGGCGTTTAGGGATGCCTTGCAAGGGGCTGAAGATTTTGTAAACGGAATCATCGGCGCTATCAACGATTTCAACAAGTTTGTTTCAAAAATGATCCCGGGGCTGGAAAGATTCAGGAAGCAAATAGAAGAAGTCGATATAAGCGGTACGATTAGCGCAATTGATAGCATGATTGGCGTTGTCGGCAAGTTGGGCGAATCAGCCTCATCAACCGGCACCACGTTAACAGAAGCATTCAACCCTTCGACTATGGAGATTTTTCGGGATGCGGCGGTTGATGCCTTCGACAATATCAGCGAATCAATAGAAAACACTGGCCAGAAAACGCTAAAGATTACGGCGCAACTAGAAAAGCTGGCAACCAATACAATGAACAACCTGACCGATAGTTTGTTCGATGCGGCGGCTGGTACGGCGAATCTGGCTGTAGCATTCCGAAAGATGGCAGCAAGTATCGTTGAAGATTTAACCAAGATGCTAATTCGCTATTTAATCGTTGAGCCATTGTTTGCCTCACTTACTGGCGGGGCATCTACCGCATTAGGCGGTGCCGCTAAGGTTTCTGAGTCAGTTCCCGGAAGGGCTATAGGTGGATCGGTACAAGCTGGAAGCCCCTACATGGTTGGCGAGCGTGGGCCTGAGATGTTTATACCTAATTCATCGGGGTCGATTGTTCCTAACGATAAGATGGGCGGCGGTATCACTGTTGTGAATAACATTGATGCCAAGGGCGCTGGCCCTGAAGTCGATATGAAGATCCGGGCAGCTATGCAGCAGACATCGCAGCAGACTATTCTATCCATTCAAGATTTGATGCGTAGAAGGCGCTTTGTATGACAACCTTTACATTCCCGTCGATAACGCCATCAGCTAGCACATTTGAGCTAGTTAGTAACACTCGAACCTATCGGTCGCCGCTGACTAACGCGGTTCAGACTGTAGGTCGCAAGGGTTCGTTATGGCGCGCAGCGTTACAGTTCAACAACCTGACCGGCGCAGACCGCGCTGAGATGCAAGCATTCGTTACGAAGCTTAACGGCCAAGAGCATAGGTTTACGTTGCATGATCACTCATACACCCTTCGAGGCGCAGGTGGCGGCACGTTAAGAGTAAACGGCGCAAGTCAGTCTGGATCTAGCTTGGTCTGTGATGGCGCGACTGCCAGTGTTACGAATTACCTTAGAGCAGGGGACTACGTTTCGTTTAGTAATGAACTGCATATGGTTACGGCTGACGCTAATTCTGACGGCTCAGGAAATCTGACGCTGTCACTAGCCCCGCCTATTAGAAAACAACCTGCCGACGATACAATCATCGACTACACCGCTCCGGTCAATGGGGTGTTCATGCTTGCCAGCCCAGCATCTTGGAATAACCAACCCGGCATCTTTTCTAGCTTCACCATTGAGGCAATCGAGGATGTTCTAGCGTGAGCAGAGACTTTCCAACAAACGTATCCAATGCGCTGGTTGCTAATCACGTTGCCACGGTTACTTTCATCAAGCTGGAGTTCTCATCAGGTACGTTATACCTGCACAACTCAATCGGAACCTACACTTGGGGCGGGCAAGACTGGCTAGGGGTGGGCGATCTGGGTGACATATCCGCCATTGAAGAAGGCGCAGAAGTCAGCCCGTACAAGATTACGCTAAGCCTGTCTGCTATCGACGCGACGATCAGTAACGCAGCACTGAACGAAGACTATTACATGCGTCCGGTTACTTTGTATATCGGGGCATTGGATAGCGCAGACGATCTACTAGCTGATCCCACAGAAGTGTGGGCTGGCTTCATGGATCAGATGAACGTATCGCTAGGGCATCAGGGCAGCGATGATATTGCCTTGATCGCTGAAAGCGAGTTGGCGAAGTTCGACCGCGCATCTAATCGACGATTCACCGACGCGCATCAGCAAGAAACTCATTCGGGTGATCTGTTCTTCGGGTTCTTGAAAGACATTGAAGGCGCGAAGATACAGTGGGGCAGTTCTGGCTCTACTACTGGTGGCACCCCTGATCTTGATACGATGCCAAGTAGACCTAGATTTGAAACGCGCTGATGAAGGTTCTGGCCGCGCTCAATAAGTGGCAACGGCGTGAATTCAATTATGGCGACGCTGATTGCTGCCAATTTGCGGCTTTTATCGTTAAAGAACTGACTGGGCAGGATTACGCTGCCGATTTCCAATATAATACCGAGCAGGAAGCCGACAACATCATCAGTGGTTGCGGCGACCTGAAGAATTTGATCGTTGCGATTTTGGGCAACCCTTCAGATGAGTTAAAAGATGGCGACCCTTGTTTGATTGATATGCCTATTGTTGGGCAGATCATGGGCATCAAATTAGGCTCACAAGTCGTTGCTCTAACGCAGAAGGGTTTGATTAGGGTGCAAGATCGTTATTTAGTTTGCGGCTGGAGCGTGTAGAAAATGCCACAAGTAGTCCCTGCGCTGATTGTAAAAATCGGAGTCGCTTTAGAGATGATCGGCACCGCCGTGACTTTAGGTGCGGCCACTGGTGTTACAGCAATCGTCGCGGGAACCGCTGCTGTTATTGGTGGCGCGAGATTAGTTACCGCTAATGCAATGCCTGATCTCACGACAGCGATTGGTGATAACGCATCGAATCGGCAAGCCACCGTCAGAAGCACCACAGAACCGCAAAAGCTAATCTATGGCCAAGCTTTAGTATCCGGCCCGATAACCTTTGTGGGTGTAGCGGGTACTGATAACCGCGACCTATACCATCAGATCGCGCTGGCTGGGCATGAAATACATAGCATCACCGACATCTATTTTGATGACCAAGTGATAACAAACTCATCTATCGGCGGCGGGGCTGCAACAGGCGGCAACGTAACAACCGGCGACTTCGGCCCATTAGCCAGCACAACAATTTGTAAGATAAACAAGCACTTAGGAACATCGACCCAAGCCGCAGACTCCGATCTTGTTTCTGCGTTTACTGAGTACACCAGTTCGCATCAAGGTAAGGGCGTTGCTAATATCGTGACCAAGTGGACGCTGACCGATGAGTCGCAGTCTGTTTGGGACAAGAAAAAGCCCAACAATATAAAAGCCCTAGTTAAAGGCAAAAAAGACATCTACGACCCGCGCCTTGATACATCTGCGGGTGCTAATCCTACTGATTCGAGTTATCAGGCATGGACTGACAACCCTGCGCTGTGCATAGCTGATTACTTGATGAGTTCGACCTTCGGGTTAGGTATCGCTGCGGCAAAGATTGATTGGGATGCGGTAGTCACTGCGGCGAATGCTTGTGATGTAAGTGTATCCATCCCCGGTTCGACTACTGAAAAACGTTTCACGTGTAACGGTGTAATTTTTGGCACCGATCAACACCGCCAGAATATCGACAAGATACTTAGCGCGATGAACGGCAACCTGACCTATACATCAGGCAAATACACCATCAGAGCGGGCGTATACGCGGCTCCTAGCGAGTCTTTAGACGAGGATGACCTAGCGGGTGCGGTAATCGTAAAAACGTCTGTAGAGCGTTCACAGCGGTTTAACAAGATCACAGGGATGTACATATCACCGGCTGATAATCACAAGTCGGTCGAGTTCCCTGCGGTACAACTGACTGCGGCACTGCAAAGAGATAACAACGAGACACTAGAGCGCAACATCAGCTTGCCGATGACTAATACCAGCTACATGGCGCAGCGTATTGCGAACAAGTTGGTGCAGTTAAGTGACCAGCAGAAGGTCATCACGTTCCCATGCAATTTGTCTGGGTTGCGTGTAGCTGTGGGTGATCGTGTAAGCATTACCCTTAGCGATTTGGGATATTCCAACAAAGTATTCCGTTGCGTCGGTTGGTCATTCTCGGAGTCAAACGCAAGCGGCGTTAACCTGACTTTGATCGAGGATGATTCTGGAAGCTATGCCGATCCTGATGTTTCTGCATACTCAACAATCAGCGCAACTGGTGTAATCACGGCAGGGTTTCCGGGCGTACCAGATCCCAGCAACTTAACCGCGACTGCTGGCCTTAAAAACATCGAGTTGAACTGGACAAATCCAACCGAGACTAGCTTATTCACTGAGATTGTGATTTATGCGTCACCGGATTCTAGTTGGTCGAACAAGGTTGAGATTGGCCGCACCAGAGGCACTCAGTTTATACACGATGCGTCGAATGCTGCGGATGCTATTAGTCCGGGCGACACTAGATTCTATTGGATTCGCGCATTAGCCTACGGTGCCGGTAGTGGCGCGGGCGTGGAGTCGGACAGACAGCCCGATAATGATACCAGCACGATAAGTGCCACGGCTGGGGTCAATGATCCCAATTATACGGATGTCGTTAACAACGTCCCTGCGCAGGAAGCACCTTCTAGTCTGACACTGACTGAAACCACTGTATTAGGTAACGATGGTTCGGTTTTGCCAGCAATTCGGGTGTCATGGACTGCGCCCACCGCAAACACCTATGTCAGCCACTACGACGTTGAATTTAAGAGAACGTCGCAAGGCGAAATCGATTATGGGCAAGTCACCGACTCATACACGGCCACCATCGACTACGGTTCTGTTGCTACGGCTACGACCGTTGAATTGAACTATGGCGGCGTTAACGAGGCCATCAGTGGAGCGGGTACAGCATTCTCATCG